TACCAGACTGTGCAGTAAAGGTATTAGCAGTAAATTGAAAGTCATCAGCACCAGCTATACGAATATCTATCTGATCATCAGTATCTGCCGTAATACTAGTATCTCCATCTGCATCTAAAATAAATTCAGTACCATTCATATCAATATTTGAACCAGTTTGTACTTCAAATTTATTTGCTTTAAATGCAAAATCATCAGCACCAGATATATGAATGTCTATCTGATCATCCGTATCTGCTGTAATATGAGTATCTGCATCAGCATCTAGAATTAAAGACTGACCGTTAATATCTAGATTAGCTAGTTCAGATGCTGGTGCTGTTCCTATATATGGCATATTATTAACCTCTTCTAAGTTGTAGTTTGCGTAAGCATAGCAGGACGACCACTTTGTTCTAGCATATGATCTTCAAACTCTTTACGAATACCCGGCATTCTCTTTTCTATTGTTTCAAGAAAAGCCATAAAGTTTTGTCCTAAATACCATGTAGCACCCATTGTAAGTTTTTGTATTCCCTGCATACTAAACATATCTGGATGACCTTTTTCTGGATGATCTGATCCGGCTACACCAATTTTTTGTAAGTACTTCCAATCAGTACCAATCATACTATCCCATGCAGAGTCGATAACACCTTTCGTAGACTGTGCTTTATCTAACATACGAAGTGCTAACATATCGTCTTCCGTATCAAGAGATGTTGCCCAACTCGTATCTTGAGCATGAACCGTCCCATCACCTTTAATGACTACACGAGTGCTTGTGAGATCACGGAAAACAATTAAATTTCCTGTAGAACCAACATTCGTATCGTTCGTATTTCCAGATGTTTTTATAGAGGAACGAAGAGTCATTGTTCCAACTGATCCACTAGAATCGGAGGTATCATTTGTCGTGTTCATCGCTCGCAGTTCCATGCCGACAGCCCCATCCGAAAAACCACGTAACATCAGACCACCGTCTGACGAAGATACCTTTTGAAACAACCCATAAGTATCTGTCTCTCCAAAATCTGTAGCTCCGTGAGAAACATCACTAGATTTTAATGCTATTGCTTCATTATCGGCTCCTTGCTGATTGATCGTCAGTCCCGTTGTCATGCCAGCATTTGCAGAGTCACGAATTGCAGTCAAACCGTTTGCATCAAACTGAAAAATTGGGTTGGTGCTTGCCATTCCCCAACTCATTATATTCGTACTATGTGAAAAAATTTGGTATGCGGCAAATGTTGACCCATCGTCAGCCCAGTAGATGCTGCCAGAATTATCATTAGCCGATAAAATACTTAATCCACTAGCTGCACTTCCTTCAATCACAATCTCATCTGCATCTGCATGAGCACTTGCTCCGCTATCAGCAGACTTAACGTGTAATGCAGCACCTAAATCTGGATCACTGCCAATTCCTACTCTATCTCCACCACCGTTAACAAAGAGCATATTAGCATTTCCATTACTTTCTACTCTAAAATCTAGATCATCTGAATCTTCATTTATAATAACAGCAGTATCTGAAATAGTTATTTGATCATCATTAGATGAAGATTGATCATCTATTCCAGCAAGAGCACCAAAACCATTTGCAGTACCATTGTTAGTAATAGTTGCACCAGAAGCAACAGTTAATGTAGAACCAGACAAAACAGTAAAAGTATTTGCTGTGAACTGAAAGTCATCAGCCCCTGCAATACGAATATCTATCTGATCATCAGTGTCAGCAGTAATACTAGTATCTCCATCTGCATCTAGTATAAGCTCTTGTCCGTTAACATCTAGAGTTCCGGGTGTTACAAGATTGCCGCTCAGTTTTGCAGAGGTGACGGTAGCATCAGAGGGCGTACCGATAGCAAGTTGCTCACCCATAACTACACCAAAGAAACTATCACCAGATGCAGGAGCAGTAGTAAATGTAATATCAGTTCCAGATACAGTATAATCAGTTACAGGTTCTTGAATAACACCATTCATACTAATTATCAAAGCTTCTGGTCGTACAGGAGTAATAGCTACACTATTAGAAGCTATAGCATGAGTAGCATCGGAACCATCAAAGCCACTTGATATGTCATCAATCTTGCTATAGTTACCGTGCTGTGGTGATTTACCTATATATGGCATAGTGTCCTACTCCTTTTATCTTTCTGCCGCTTTGTCTCTGGCTGCTCTATCTTTATAATCATCTCTTGCCAACAAAGCTTTCTGTAGACCTTCATCTGTAGCTGGCATAGTTTCAACAGAAGCATCTGCTTTTAATACTTGTGTAGCTTCTTCTGCCATTCGCTTACCACATTTATTTATTTTACCTGTAACTGCTGCCTGAACCCAAGCATCAATATCAAGAAGATCATTTAGAAGAACTTTCTCCTGATGATCTGAAATATTTACTGTAAGTGTTAGTGCCATACTATTTCCTTTCTTATCCTAATAGACATCCAGTAAAACGAGAATCAACTTCGATATCTGTTTGGGCGCTTCCTCCTGATTGCCGAACCTGAAGTTTTGCAGTATCTGAAGCATCCATGTCACATACAAAACTTGCTGTTGGAGTAAAATATACATTATCCTGCCCGAAATCAGGATCAACAAGAGCGTCATAATTTCGATTGCTTGTTACTATTCTTATTCTATAATACGCTGCTGCACTATCTATATTTAACAGCATTACCATGTACGTTAGTAAGTACTTTCCAGTAACAGGAGCAGTAAAAGTGTTAGATGCAAAATCTGCATTAATATCAAATCTTTCTGTTCCAAATACTATGTCTACGTCTGAATCAGTAGAGAAATTAGATTGCTGTGATGCAGGAACTACTGAAAAGGCTGGTTGCAATGGTTTGATAATCGCACCCGTTTCATCAAATGCCATATGTGTAGTAGTACCTAGTGCTGATCCTAATCCTATAACTAGATCATCTGCACTATCGTCTAATCCTATATGAAAATCCTGTGCGTTACCATCAAATACAATTTTAGCATCTTCCGCTACAGCTTCGCCTATAGTTAAAGTAGGTGGATGTCCATAATTAACCTTCGTCACAGCCATTAGGTGATCTCCATAATTGATAGAGCTACGTCAACTGCACCACTTCCTGTAACGGACAAGGTATCTGTAGTTTCCATAACCACTTTATTACCTGCCAATAATTCTAATGTACTATTACCCGGAATAGGTGTAGAAGTAATAAGTTCAACATCTTGGTTGGATTCATTATTAGCTCCTGCTCTATTTCCAGTATCTGATCCAAGAGTAACTGTGGCATTAACAGAACTACTAGTCGTATTACCGATTATAAGTCCTAGTATAACCGTAGTAGTGCTACCAGCAACAGTATAGATTACGTCTGCTGATGTGACACCAGCTTTAGTTACAACTTTAAATGTATTTGCCATGTTATCCTTCCTTTTAGTTTACCCTAATGCGATGGCAAGAGCCGTAGCATCTCCAGAACTTGCAAATTGTTCACTAAGAACACTTACATCCATTCGTTTAAGAGTGCCAGCATCACTAACCATTAATTCATCTGTAGTAGCAAGACCACTTGTAAGAGCAGTAAGACCACTAATAGCATTGTTATTAAGCATACTTCCTTCTACTGCATTTGCAGCAATGGTTAAAGCACCATCCGTTGCTATCGTAGCATCACCAGAAATTACTACAGGATTAAAATTTGTACCATCAGCAATCAAAGCAGCACCCGAAGTATTGGTTGCCATTGTAATATCGTCACCACTTACAGTAAGATCACCAGCTATAGTGACATCTGCTCCACTAAAAGTAAGAGCAGTAGTAGTACCAGATTTAATTATTAGATTGCCGCTGGTATTTGTAGCAGAACCAAAAGTTGTACCACCAGATTGAAAGAAGATATCACCTCCAGCAGCATCCAACATTATATCATCTGCAGTATCTAAAATCAAGTCTCCTGTGTCATTTACTATGTAAGAATTAGTACCACCATGATATAGATTAAGGTCTTCGCTAGCACCAAGAGTTAGCCGACCAGTAGCACTATCACCTGTAAGATCATCTGCATCCGCATCTACATCAATCTTGACAAGACCGCCAGATGTGATATTAGATGCACCATTATCAATATTACCAAAGCCAGTTGCAATGGAGCCACTAGCTAAAGCACCCACTGTAGTAGCTGCCGTAGTTACTAGATTAGGCATTGCCGTAATCTCATCGTCAAAGTATGCAGCAAGATCAGTAACGGCTACTTGCTTCATCGTACCTGCATCGTTAAAGACTACTCTATCTGCATCAGCTACCGTAGTAGCGGTAGCAGAAGTATCACCATCTATAATATTAAGCTCTGTCGTTGTTACCGTAGCACCATCAAGTATCTCTAGTTCAGTTTCAGATATTTCTGCACTACCAATCGTTACTGTGCCAGCAAAGGTTACATTGGCACCACTAAATGTCATAGCGGTAGTTGTACCTGACTTGATTATAAGATTACCACTTGAATTAGTAGCACTACCAAATGTCGTACCATCATCCTTAAAGAAAATATCTCCACCACCTGCATCAAGATTAATATCAGTACCAGCGTCAATTGTCGCTAAAGCAGAAGAAGATATCGTAAGGTCTGTCCCATCGCCTTCTATTTTTTCACCATCATCACCAAACGTAAGACCAATATCTGCTGGTATGTTAATGTCACCACCAGAGCCAACAGTTATGCTTAAATCTGTACCATCAGATTCAATCTTTTCTGCTGTAGCAAATGTGATACCAACCCCACTAGGAATATTAACGTCAGCGGTGGCAGTAAGATTGATATTGTTACCAGTAATAGTAAGGTCAGTGCCATCTCCTTCAATTTTTTCCCCATCATTGCCAAATGTAACTCCTACATTGGCTGGTATGTTAACATCAGAAGTAGCAGTAAGATTGATGTCCGCACCAGACGTTACAGTAATATCTGTTCCATCACCAGAAATATACTCTCCACCTTCATCAAATAGGTAAAGACGTTTTGTACTGTCTATAACTACGTCATCACTAAACTTGAAGTGATCCTCATCTTCCATCCATGTAAGAAGACCATCGCTAGTTTCTCCATCAAAGGTTACAGCAATGTCTGTGCCTGATGACCCATCACCAATTGTGATAGCCGTGCCTAAAAGTTTAGTAACAGGGCCACCTTCAGCCGCTGTACCATCGTGTGTGTGTCCAGTAGAAGCAGCAAAAGCAGAAACTAATTGAGCAAATTCATTATTAAAATCTGCTGCATTGATGACCTCACCATCAACAATTTCTGTGCTACTTTGTCTTGTATAGGTTGCCCCCATTATCTTCGTCCTCCTGCAGTAAATTCTAATTGGTATGAATGTAAAGTAAATGGATTTTTTTCACTGTCATGGTTAACTCTTACTGCAACAAGAAACCCTGATCCTTCAATGGCCCTTCTAAAAACTGGCGATCCACTTGAATCATACACGGCACTACCGTATGTAGAAGAGGCGCTGCCATATAAAGCAATACCACCGGGAGAATCAATATTAAAAAAGGTAGGCTGTGGTACATCTTTACTGTCTGAATCATACCTTACTCTAAGTTGTGCCTCTACGTCTCCCTCTACTTCGTAATTTAAAATAACCCGCTGCATAAGTTTGCGAATACCCGCATCTCCCAAAGATAAATCAGGTGATCTATACATAGCGACAACATTACTTCCGTCGAATGTGTCACCACTTTCCTGCCGCCTAACATACCCATCATATCCACCCTCTATAATATACTCAGTGTTGCTTATAAATCCTGAATCCATCGCAGAAGGTTTCATTCCTTTTATATCAGCAAACTCAAATCCTATACCCTGCTGTGTCCTTTTTAGTGTAGCCAAAATTCCGTTTTGGTCAGTAACTCCTCCTGCTGTTTTTGGATAAAATAAACGATATTGACTTTTATTTCGTACAATTACAGAGGTAATATTATCAAACCCAATTTCCTGTATTCGTTTTTGTATAGGCTTAGAAACAGTACCCAGTTCTACGTCACCAATTCTTGCTGTAGCAGCTACAGTTCTTAATCCATCTGGCGACAAAAAGAGTAAATCACCACCAATTTCCTGTACTGAAAACCCATCTGCACAACCCAATGTTCTTGTTACAGGTGCTACCTGCCAATCCGCTATACTTGTTCCTTGAAGTTGGTATATCTTGTCTTTACCAAAAATAAACAAAGCATCACGAAAAACTTTTAATTCAACAATTGGAGTATCTACTTTAATTGAACCTGCTCCGTTTGCTGCAGTAAAATCAGCTTCATTAAATGGAGCAGAAAATACCATCTCTTGTGGATTACTAGACATTCCTGCAAAAAACACATGATCTTTAAATACTGCTACCGAAGCAGGATCAGCAGGTGCGCCAGTAGCATTTAACAACGTGTATGTTGAACCGTCATATGTAGCTGCTTGATTAACATCATCTACCATTATAACTTTATCTGTGTTATTAAAATTAAAATGGTCAAACTTATAACGTCCAGCAGAAGTTCTTGTACCTATAGAAGTACTCCAACCTGTTCCTGTACTAAACTTAACAACATTACCTGCAGCAGCAAGAACACCATTGTTAAAAATATTTACACCAAGTATTTTATTACTGCTATCTACTTGATTACTATCAAACTTGGAATTACCTGTGAGCCTTCTATACCCACCTTGAATACTAGGTTCAAAATTTTGCAATTGAACCGCTGCTCCGGGAGGCATAGAAAAATCATCTCTATCTAAAATTAAACCCCCACCTAAAGAAACCGTTACAGGGGAGATAGGTGCTGTATCTGGCATTTATTATTATCCTGCTGGTGTAATTTGTTCTTCGATAAAAAGAGAAACAGTTAAATCGTCTGCAGCAGAAGCTTGCGCCTTAAATATATCTCCTGCTTCTAGCACTATGTTTGCATTATCTAATCGTAAAAAATCATCTGCTGCTACACTTTTTGTACTAACCAAATCAAAGGTAGCACTTGCTGAATTATCCGTATATTTTAATGATATATCTGCAGCACTGCTTCCATCTACATTTGCTACAATCACTTCTCGTATTACTGCAGTAAAATTAGTAGGGCATGTGTACACAGTAGTTAAGTTTGTATTTGACAAAGCTGAAGCAGCATTTTTTAATCTTACAGCCATGTCTTACCCTTTCTTCTTTACTTTTTTAATTTTACCTTGATTTACAGAGGCATAGAATACCCGTTCACCTCGCTTCTTACCATATCTTTCTTTCATAGAAGCTTTTATCTTTTTACCTTTTTTAGTAAGAGGCATAAGTGAACGAGTATTTATGCTTAGTTAGTTACTACGATACTGAAGCACTAAACGGAGTAGCTTCTGTGCCACTCGCAGTTAGTATGCCCTTAACCATATACTGATTAGTAGCAATATCAATAAGCGTAATTTCATCACCAATAGAAACACCACCTGTCGTAGTACCATTCAACGTAATGGTATCCGAATCAGAAGCAGTATTAAAAGAAACAACCGTATTGGCGCTATCTTGATGAAGAGTAACAGAACCATCAATCGTATCAGTAGCATCAGCAACTTTAATAACATAGTTGGATGTATTTACTACAGATACAATAAATTGAAATTCTG